GAGGCCGAGCGTCGACGTGAGTCGTCGGGGAACGGTGAGGGCAACGGTGCGGTGGTGCAGCTGCGGCCTGGTCCGGGGCCGTCGGCGGTGAGCTCGGAGTCGCGCACTCTGGCGCGCGAGCGTCTCGTGGCGAGCCTGGAGCGTCTCGAGCGTGCGATGGATGCGGTGATCGAGTCGGAGCCGATGCAGATTGTGACTCTGTCGAAGCGGCATTCGGAGGTGCTGGGCGAGCTGCTCGCACTGGACGGGCCCAGTTCGGGGCCTCCTGACCCTGCTGGGGAGGCTGATCCTTTCGATGGCTTCTTTGGCGCTGGAGGTGCTGCTCGGCGACCAGCGGCCGCGCCTCGAAAGTAGGCCGCCGGCTGTTGCGTCGTACGGTGACGTCGCGGTGGACTTTGCGGCGGCCGCGGGGATCGTGCTGGATGACTGGCAGCAGTACGTGCTGTGGGCGTTGCACGACGTCGACGAGCGCGACCGGTGGGCGGGCTCGGAGGCGGGCCTGCTGGTGTCCCGGCAGCAGGGCAAGACGGAGATTCTCGTCGCGTTCGACTTGTGCCGGCTGTTCCTGTTCCCGATGGCGGACCTTCGCCGACGGACGGTGCTGCATACGGCGCACGAGGTGAAGACGGCGACGGAGTCGTTCGAGGCGTTGAAGGCGGTCATCGAGTCGCAGGCTCGCCTGTCGGCGATGGTGGATCACATCTACTCGGCGAACGGCAAGGAAGCCATCGTCCTAAAGAAGCGTCGCGGTCAGCGTCTCGGCGACCGGGTGCGGTTCGTCGCCCGGTCGAAGGGCTCAGGTCGAGGGTTCGCCGCGGCCGACATCGTCTTTGACGCCTCAGCAGCGGTCGGCGCTGACGTACACGACGACGACGATCCCGAACCGTCAGCAGCTGTACTTCGGCACAGTGCCGGAAGACGGCGAGGGCGAAGTGTTCGAGGGTGTGCGCGATCGCGGCCGCACCGGTTCGGGTGTGCGCACGATCTGGATGGAGTGGTCGCCGACCGGCGCCGAAGATCCGAAGCTGGCGAAGACGATCGATCTGTCTGACCCTCGCGTGTGGTGTCAGTCGCTGCCGGCGCTCGGCATTCGCGTCGAAGAGGAGACGATCGCCGAGCAGGTCGACCAGGCGGTCGACCGTGAGGAGCTGCTCCGCGAGCGGTTCTCGGTGTGGCCGGACCGTCCTGAGGTGGAAGACGTCGCACTCTCTGAGTTGAACCTGGCGCAGTGGGATCTGAACAAGGCTGAGGCGCTCGAGCACGGCCAGTCGGCGGCGATCTCCATCGCGGTCGGGCCCGGGTCGGCGTTCGCGTCGATCGGCATCGGGTCGCTGCAGGCTGACGGGAAGGTTTACGTCGAGCACAAGCACACCGCGGTCGGCACCTTGTGGGTGGCCGGGTTCGTGGCGGCGCTGAAAGTGCAGATGCCGCTCGCCCTCGTCGTGCTTGATCCGAAGAACGCGGCGATGGTGCTCACGTCACTTGGCGCTGCCGGCGTGAAGTACATGGCGATGAACCTCGACGAGATCGCGGCCGCGCATGCGCAGTTCATCGAGATGTCGAACGGCGGCCTGGTGTCGCATCGCGACCAGGCCGAGGTGCGGAAGTCGCTGCAGTTCGCGACCACTCGTGTCGTCGGCAAGGCCGGCAGCACGTGGGAGCCATCCGATCCTCGATTCCCGATCTCTCAAGCGCAGGCCGTCACGTGGGCGCTGTGGGGCGTTCAGAAGCTTGCGGCGACTCCGCCGCGTCAACCAGCGAAGGTGAAGGGGTACTCCTGATGGCCAACGACCCCGACCTGTACGACGTCGAGCTCGACGAGATCCCTGATGGTGCGATGACCGAGGCAGAGATCTCTCAGCTGGTGGGGGAGTTCTTCCCGAAGGCTCGCCAGGAGTGGGCTCGCCTGTCGACGCTGCAGAAGAAGATCGACGGGAAGCTGACGCGCACGTGGATGCCGGACTCGGCTGACCTGGAGTACAAGGATCTGTTTCGGAAGTCGTCGACGCCGTGGCTCGACTTCGCCGGCACCGCGCTCGGCCAGGGCTGCCGTGTGGACGGGTTCAGCGAGCAGGCGGTGTGGCAGCGGGCATGGCAGTCGTCGGGGATGGATGGCCGTCAAGGTCATGTCACTCGGCAGGCGATCGCTCTGGGATATTCGTTCATCGCGTCGATTCCGCACCGCGACCCGCAGAAGGTCGTCATGCGGCCGATGTCGTCGCTGAAGACGTTCGCCGTCTATGACGAGCCCTGGGATGAGCACCCTGAGGTGGCGCTGCATCTGATCGAGGGCACGCTGGAGAAGCCGGACTCGCAGAAGTGGATGCTCATCACGGCGTCGGGCGTGCACACGTTCCGTGGTGGGTGGAAGACGCCGCGCGAGGTGGAGTTCACCGACCACGGACTCGGCTACACGCCGGTCACTCGGATCGGTGCGAGCTATGACGATGTGCCGCGGTCGGTGGTGGAGCCTGCTCTGCCGGTCTACAACCGCGTCGTGGATGCCACGTTCACCCTGCAGATGGTGCAGCGGTACGGAGCGTTCCCGCAGAAGTGGATGGCTGGCGGTGAGGCGCTCGACGACAAGGTGCGCGTCGCCGTCGATTCGCTGATCCAGGCGTCGGGAGTGAACGGTGAGACGGCCCGGTTCGGGACGTTCCAGCCGGCGGACCTTGACCAGGTGGTGAAGGCGCTCGAGTCGCACATTCGGCACATGCTCGCGATCCTGCAGGTGCCGCCCACGTACGGCCCGTTTGCCGCGATGGTGAACATGAGCGCTGAGGGCATCGCCGCTGCAGAGGCTGGCTACTTCCGTCACCTCGGAGATCTCCGCGATCCGCTCGGCGAGGGCTATGAGCTCGCGCTGCGCACGTCCGGCGACATGCTGAACGTGGCCGTGCCGGATGAGGCTGAGGTGTCGTGGGCTGACGTGTCGAGCAGGTCGCTCTCGCAGGCGGCCGACGCGATCCAGAAGCTCGCCTCGCTGCCTGACGACCAGCGTCCCCCGATGGAGATGCTGCTGGGCTTCATCCCCGGGTGGAAGCCCGCAGACGCGATCGCGGCCGCCTCTCAAGCGCGCGCCTCGGCACCGATCGTTCCCGCTCCGCTGCAGCTCGAGCAGTAGAGCCCGATTCTCACCCGCCATCGGCGGGGATGCAGGTACGCCAGCTGCTCACTCTGGCGGTCACATCGACGGATTCACGGAGGCAACAGCCATGCACACACCCACGTTCTTCAATCTCGACGAGCCGATCACTCGGCGTCTCAGCATTCGGGGGCTTCGGTTCCTGGAGGGCGAGGGCGGCGACGGTGGAGGCGACGAGGGCGGTGACGGCGGCGATCAGAGCGGCGAAGGAGGCTCTGGCGGCGACGGGAAGCCGTTCACGGCGCCTGCTTCTCAGGAAGAGCTGGACCGCATCATCGAATCCCGCCTCGCGCGTGAGCGCACGAAGTACCAGGGGTTCGACGACATCAAGGCGAAAGCCGAGAAGTGGGACCAGCTCGAGGAGGAGAAGAAGACCCCCAGCGAGAAGGCGATCCAGGAAGCGACCGAGAAGGCGCGCGCTGAGGTTGCTGGCAAGTACGAGCGGCAGATCGCAGAGAGCCGGGTCGAGTCGATCGCTACGGCGGCCGGCTTCATCGACCCGTCGGATGCGGTGCTGCGTGTGCTCACTGGGGAGATTCCGAAGAGGGACGACGAGATCGACTTCGACGAGCTGAAGGCGCTCGTGGAGAAGCTCGCGAAGGACAAGCCCCACCTGATCGCGCCCGACAGGCGCGCTCGCCCCGGCAAGCAAGACGCGAAGCCGGGCGTGCGCGTGGCGGGTGCTGCAGGTGAGAAGGGCAAAGCCGCGGCCGCTATTCGGCAGCTCGGCAGGCGTGGCTGAGGCCTGAAGACCTCACTCAACCTCTCACAGAATTGGAGGCCCTTGTGGCTGACATCACGCGCGACGACGTCGCGACACTCATCCAGGAGGAGTACACGAATGTGCTCCTCGACACGGCATCGGTCGCTTCGGCGTCGCTGTCCGCATTCGAGATCGTGCAGCTTGGTACGAAGATCACGAACGCGCCCGTCCTGACGACCCTTCCCGAGGCCCAGTGGGTCGGGGAGTCGTCGACCGACCCGAGCGGTGTGAAGCCGACGTCGAAGGTCATCTGGGGCAACAAGCAGTTCGTCGTCGAGGAGATCGCGGTCATCATCCCGATCCACGAAGACGCGCTCGAGGACATGACCGAAGACGGCATCGAGAAGCTCACTCGAGCCGGCGGTACGGCCATCGGCAAGAAGCTCGATCAGGCGATCCTGTTCGGTGTCGACAAGCCGACCACGTGGCTCAGCCCGGCGCTGCTTCCTGCGGCGATCGCGGCAGGCGCTGTGTTCCAGGTGTCGAACACGCCGGGGGAGAACGACCTGGCCGGGTCGATCTACCAGGCGGCCGACGCGGTCGACCAGTCGGGTGCAGACCCGTCGGTCATCCTGTCGCGTCGCGGCCTGCGGTTCCG